TTAAACCATTGCTCAACTAATCCATCAGCCAAAACATACTTACTTTTGATGATGGATTCAAAAGCATTAACGACATCTTCATAAGTGGTCATTTAATCCACCATCCTTTCATGTTTTAGTTAAATTTTATTCCACTAATCTTTTCGATTGCTGCAATCTGATAAGCCGGAACATCGTCCATTCCAACCCTTTCAACCAATCGAACAATCATTCTCTTTTCAGCCTTTGTAACGACCAAAGAATTAAGAGTATCATAGAATTTCTGCTTATTTTGAATAGCAAGTAATTCTCTAACTGCATCTTCTGTAAGTTGAACTGGATCAACAGGCTCTCCAAATACATACTCACGAATAACAGGATCGTTAATCTTAAACGGAGCGTGAGAACCAAATCCATCTGTTCCAACAAAACCTATATTTCCAGTCTTAACCTGTGCATCAACTTCAGAAACAGTCAGATTTTTATAATTTTTTACACCATCGGGGATGTCAATTCCACGACCATTTTCATAAGATTCAAATGAAATCACCCAATCGCAAAGGTTATCAATACTTACACGGTCTGATGGTCTAATATCGTCAACAGTTTTCTTTGGTGCAGATTTTCGTGTGGTTGTCTTTACAACCTTTTCTTCTTTTTCAACTACATCATTATTTTCAGTAGTTTCTATATCAACACTTTTCGTGTTAGCTTTATTTGCCATATACTTTTTAAGTCCTTTCTTAATCAGGAAAAGTAGTGGAGTATCTTACCCCACTACTTAACCATGTATTTATATCGTTGTTGAATCGGAATCTTTCTTACTGTGCCGCAAGCATACCAATTTCAAACTCACGACCCTTAACTACGTCAGCACCAATCTCAACATCAAAACGAGTCTTGATTGTTCCAGTCTCAACATCGTTACCAGACATAGTAGTAATACCACCACGTCTGAAAATATGCAGAGGACTATTCACACCAGCAGCAGTGAAGTACAGTTCGTCATCAGCATAGTAAGTCTCAAAACCAGACTTATCAGCAAGCGGTTTTGTATAGTTGTAAGGATTTGCAAGTTCAACCAGAGCGCATCCATTATAGAATCCGTTCAGACCAACCTTTGCAATTTCTTCAACTTGTGCAGGAGTGAAGAACGGAAGATTGTCACTACCAACAGTCTTATAACCATTCCAATCGCAAATAGCAGACAGAACAGCATAATCACCAAGGATAGAAACCTTACCCATTCTACGCATCTTCTTAATCATACCATCAACAGCCTGTTTTGTAGGAGTTGTGCCAGTGTAAGTAGCGTAATTCTTCACATATTTAGTATTGTTAGCCAGAGAGTTCTTCAGAATACCAAGAACATAAGCAACACCCTTGTTGTTCATATCAATCTGAACCTGATCAGCTTCTTCAGCAATAGTGCCATCGAAGTTACCAGCAGCCAGTTCACGGTAATCAATTACCATACCTGAAGAAATTGTACGAGTAGCAACAGGATATTCAATCCAGTTCTTACCAGCAAAACTTACATCGGAATTTGCAGCCTGAATACGAGCATCCAGATTCTCATAATTGTAAGTCTTAACCCTTGGCTGTTCGTTATAACCAATCTGATGATAATTTCCTAAGAAATCAAACACCTTCATGGCTTCAAGCAGCTTTGGCTCAATCATAAACTTGACGATTGCATTGATTTCAGCACGAGCCTTAAAGTCACCCATTTCAGCAGCTTCGCCCAAAGACTTCAGCTTTTTCACTACGGCATCCTTCTGTTCACCATATTTCCCGGCATCCTTGCCATAGAAAAGGGCAGAACAGATTTCAACCATTGTCTTGAACTTTGCTTCATCCTTGATGACTACATTATCCTTAACAGGATTAACCAGTTCAATGGATGTATTCAATTCAATGTTTGTATTCATTGTATTTATTTCTCCTTTCGATTACTAACTTTTAGCGATTAGGCAAGAACAACCTTCGCACCAAATCCTTCACCATTAAATGAAGTCAAATCAACAACTTCCAAATATGCAGGATAGTTAGTAACAGTTTCATTGATTTCCCAAGTACCGTCAGTCTTAGGAGTCAGCTTAACCCCAGCTTCGATATCTTCATAATCACCAGTAACCTGATCCATGTCCATATCAAGAATTTCACCTCTCAGTGATTCAAGAGTAAACAGACGAGGATATTCACCAATTTCGATAACGTACTCATTTGGGCTAAGAATTTCAGGCTTTTCAATAGAGTTCATAACAATAGCAAGACCAGCAGTAGTAGCCGCTGTCGGATGCTTTGCTGTCTTTGCTGCTAAGTCAAACTCTGCTGCCTGTCCGTTATGCATTTCAACGGTTGCTTTGCAATAACCGATATTCTTGGCGTTCTTGTATGCGCCCAATTCACGGAATTTAATCATTGTAGAGTTCTCCTTTCAATTATGCGAACACATCAAAATCTTCGACTTCCTTCTTATCGTTGATAATAGGGTCGATGTTCGCAATAATATCATCAAATTCATTTTTGGAGTTGGTTTCAGCAATTCGTTTTGCTTCATTCGCTTCACGCATCTTTCTATAAGATGTAGCATCAATCTTTTCCACTATAGAATTGATTTCAACAGAGAAAGGATCGGCATTAAACTTTTCGATTTCTTCCTTTGCATATGCTTTCTGATCTTCTGTATAAGCAGAGAGAGCAGAGTTCAGTTCAGCAATCTTATTTGCCTTTTTCAACTCATTCAGTTCTTCAACTACCTTCTCCTTATCAGCATTGATTTCATCAATCTTTGCATTAAGTTCAGCTTCTTTATCAATAGTAGCTTTTTCAGCAGTTGCGACTTTTTCATTCAAGTCTGCAATTTCTGTAGTTTTAGCTTCAATATCTGCGCTAAGTGCATCAATCTTCTGATTGAGTTCATCAATCTTAGAATCTTTTTCCTCAATCTGAGAATTTAATTCTGCGACATTAGAATCATGCATAGCAGCAAGAATTTCTGTCTTTAACTCGGAAACAACAGCTTTCATTTCTTCATTCAGTTCAACCATTGTTGAAACCTCCTTCTCGAAATTATCTTTTGTTTCTTTATTTATTTGATTGTTCAGTTCAATCAAAACGGCTGCTGAATCAGAAGGGGTAATTGAAAGAATGCAATATCCGCTATAGTCATAAACCATAGGAATACGCCCTTTTTCCTTCCAGCCACCGTCATAGATGATTTCTCCGTCATTTTCCTTTGTGCCTACAAATTCGATACTACCACATATTTCTTCGCCATTATTTATTCTATCCAATATCCATTTGACAAATCTCGGATAACGTGCTTCATTGAGATAACCAGTAGCACATAAGCACCTTCTGACCCGACCTTTAATCTCTAAGTCCTCAATCGACCAATTATCAAAACAACCAACTTGGATAGAATTTTCAAAAGTCGGCATATTTTTAATCCGACCAGTCATTCCATGTCCGTATGGAGTTTTCTTTGAATCGTCAAGGAATTGAGCGCACAATGGCATCCCTTTTACACTTTCCGCATTGTCTCTTGTATATTGTTCAAGATATGTAATGCCGTTTTCATTCCAATGTGATGTATCAGGATAAATCTCATGCAAAACCATCTTCAAATAGCGGCGTCCGTTCGGATTAGTGGCTTGGGATTTATGCTGAAAATCAGACTGTGATATTTCAACAATCCTCATGTCAATATCCCTTTTTTGCATTTCTTTCATAACGTGCGCCTCCAATTTATTTATATAAAAAACACGGAAAGCGTGTCTTTTAGCATGAATTTAATCAACCGTTTCATCACTGCCAGTTTTTGACAGAATGTCGGCTAAATCTGCCTTGAATTTATCTGTTTCTTCAAATAAAAAGATAGAAGCATCCGGCATTTCTTTCTTCGGCTTGATGTCAAAGATTGGATTACCAGCCTTTAACAAACGTCTTGCAATACCCGGATTAAAAACAGACCGACAGATAATGTTTTTCTGTTTCTTCATCGCAATTTCCTTTCATTATGTACTTGGTTTAGGATTCTCGTTAGAATTAGAAGATTGCGACTGTATTGTATTCTCGTTGGTTGGATTGTCTATCTTTTCACGACCAACAGTAGAATCGTCCTTGTCCTTGTTGCTCATTGTATATGATGTAGCATGAACAGGGTATTTATTTTCAAAATCACATTCAAGTTCATAGTCCATAAGTGAAACATAGGCATCGGAATCAAATCCGGCTGCACTTATCCACGCAAGTAACGAACCTTTGCCACTTGAATATAAATCTTTCATATATTGAACCTGTTTATCCCTATTCGCAAATGTGATAGGAAGGATATAACAGTCTACTACGCAAGATGAATCTTTAATAATGTTTGCATTTATACATTTATTGAGTTCGCTCATATAGTTCTCAATCCATGTATAAACATATCCAGCAACCAATTCTAAGTTTAATGTTGCAGTCGCATAATTTCCTTTTGTATTTCCATCAAGACTCGCAGAACTCATACCTAAATCTGCCGGAACAGCATCTTTAATTGTACTTTCGTTCTTTTCGTCAAAAATATCTATATCAACTTCCATCTTGTTGAGTTTTGTTCCACTCGCAAGAGAGAAGAAAGAAATACCTGATTTACTTTTCCTGTTTACGATTGCAGACTTTACCTTTTCATGCTGATCTTTTTGTTGATCTCTACTAAGAGAAGATGTTCCTTTTTCTTTTCCTTCCGGGAAAGTCATATAAATAATCTGGTTATTTACATTGTCCAATACAGAACGTTTTGTATTCACAAAATAATCAGCATATAGAATATCATCAAAAGCAGTAACAGCCATAGGAACACCCCAAGGCTGATTTTCCGTAGAATTAACTTTCGTCACAATCGTTTTGTCATTATCAAGAACCACCCACGGATTCAAAACACCGCTATCTTTTCTATCTTGATAGGCATCCCGAATTTCTTGTGGCATTGCACGTAATCTCGCTTCTAATTCTTTTGCATTAAATAAATCAAAATATCTAAGATTAAATGCAGCCACATATGAATTATTTCTTTTGCTAATTATTTTGCACCAGTCAACAGGCAAAGATATAATCGAAGCATTAACTCCCAATTCATTTATTTCAACTACATTCTCAACTTCATATTCAGATAAAAATTTTTCATTAGAGAGTGGGCGATTTGTTGTCTCAAAATAATAAAATGCAGTACCATCATTCGCATTTTTCATCAGATTATCTCGAATCTGCTGCTTATATTTAATCGTATTGAGAACAGAGATCATTCTTTTTCTGTTCTTCGCAAAATTCTTCGGACGTTCTTTTCCGATTTTTCCACTTTTGCATACTACAACTTTATCTAACGTGTGCATGGTACATATATAATTGATAGCACTTCTTACGCTACCATTTACACTATAAGCCCACCAAGCTAAATCTCTTAATTCTTTATTATACAGTTGAGGATTCCTTGCGTATCTTCTTATCTCATGGATAGAACAAGGAAGATCATCCATGTAATCACCCAAAACTACCCGAAGATAGGGCAGTGATGTATTATAACCATAAGCATTTGTTTCAACATTATTTGTTTGCTGTTTGTTATGGTAATTTTTCCTTTTTTTGTAATTAGAACTTTTTCTGTTCTGGTTGCCGTTTTTGTTCGGCAAATTTGTCTGTTCAGCCATTCGGCAACCTCCTTTAATTTATAAATGTAACGTAGCCGTATTCATCGGCAGCAGCTTTAATATCTCTTTCCAATTCAGTTGCAATGTAATTAGCATATGAAATAGCAGAATATCTATCCTTTCTCATACCAGATGCTTCAACAACCTTAATTTTTCCGTTGACAGTGGTATAGTCAAGATTGACCATTTCCTGAATCATTGCAGTTGTCTGATAATATGGTTCTTGGAACATAACCTGATCATCAACCAAAAGAGACTGATATTGTTTGCTCTTGTTAAGTTGTTCATTTGCTTCAATTTCATTGATTAGCAGTCGAACTTTTCCACGTTGAATACAGTCACGCAAATAAACCGCTGCATCAGAATTGAATTGAGCGGTTGCTTTTATGCTATAAATAAGTTTTTCTGCTTCTGGTTCTTTGCACCTTTCAGCCATTTTTTCATCATTGATACATGACCACGCCGGGTAAACAATATTTCTTTCATCGTCAACTTGATCTATCACAAGGTTATCGAATACGCCTACGCCAACACCATTTGTGTCAACTATGATATAATCACAATCAAAATCATCGAACAAACGCCTTGCCGTTAATGCTTGGTCGAATGTATGACCACCATCTAATGTTGTAAGATAAACAACATTTCGTATGTATTGATTGCTTAAAGTCGGAATTAACTGCATAACAACAAAACAAGTTGCGTCATTTTTCGCACCGCCTTGTGTCGCAATATCCATTGCAAGCAGTCGGATTTCTCCGTTCCGCTTTGGTTCATATTTATATTTTGGATCATTTAATAATGCATAATATGGTTTCGGATAAAGTGCTTTTGAGATTCTTCGTACTCTATCTATATAATCAAAATTGAAGAATGCTTTTTCTGATGAACCCCAGAACAAGGAATCCATTTCCATCGACCACGCAATAGAATCAAAATCGTCCTCTTGCATTTCTTCTCGTATCTGTTCTTCTGGATAATACCCCTCCGCAACAGGTAACTGATACGGAAAGCCAAAAACCATATAGCTTTCGCCTTTAATCATTGATTTAAAGAACGCTTTGAATTTCGCCCATGACCAATGATATTTGTAATATGCACTACTAAGATAAATCTCCTTGTTTGGCTCTTTTGGATATTTGATCTTATTGGCTTCAACTTTATCATCATATTCAGGCTTATTATAAAAATTAGGTCTACGCTGTCCGGCTTTAAATTTTCTCAAAACCTTGTCAACGACACTTTTATCAATAAGTCTAAATTCATCCATGATGATAATATGCGCTCTGGCAGAACGTGCAGAATCTCTCGCCGTAACTACCTTTATCACAGAACCATTTTTCCAATAAATATAACCTTCACTTGGAGATGTATTTGTCTTTAATATTTCATTTCGCAGATTTGGAGATTGTGGCATAAATTCTTCAACTATCTTTAACAAGACATTGATAGACTGTCCACGCTGTCCGGCAGCAATACATACTTTTGTTCCCGGATAAAGTGTGCAGTAAGCACAGAGAAAAGCAGCAACAATCATACTTTTTCCCATACCACGACTCGCTATCGTCATAAGATAGTTACTGCGAAACATGAACATAATCATTACTTGCTGAAATGGTCTGATCCATTCCATGCCAAAGTAATCAATTAAAAAACGGACTGGATTCGCACGATAATAACTTATCCATGCTCCCAATCCTTCCATTATTCGTTCATATTTTGAGTCAGCGGTTAATACTTCTTTATTCGTTTGTTTCCTCGCCATCGGTAACACCACCATTCACAAGGAAATCAAACACATCTTCATCATCTGCTTCTTCCAATTCAGGAATTTCAACTCTATATTTAGCCATCTCTTCTTCATACATAGAAGCGTAGCGGTTTTTCAATTTCAACATCTTACACAAATGCCCTAAGAAATAAATGGTTATATATTTAATAATTCCATCAACATCTTTCCATTCTTCTCTTGGCTCTGGTATAGGACGTTCATTTTCAAACATTTGAATCATCATGCCGATTGGTTTTTCTGCAGCTTTATCACTTGCATCTTCTTGCAGTGGTTGCAGATTTGCAGATTTCATAGTGGTCTGATAAGTCCGCATTAACTTAGAATACAAGTCCGCATTGTTTTCCATTAGTGCGAGATTCATTTGTAGTTTAATGATGCACAACTCTCGCACGAGCGTTTCCCTCGTTTTACTATCAATTACAACACGAGACTTCCAATCATCAAACTGATCATTTAAGGTAATGTACTGTTCAGGAGTAAAACCTAATCCCCACACCGCAACAGCCTTTTTCATAGCTTTTGCATCCATTTCGTCAAAATCTTCCAAGTCAGAAGAAGAACTTATAGCGTCCGATTTTTGTTCTTTAACAGTATCGTCATAAGTTTTTCCTAAGTGTGGTTTAATCTGGATTTTACTAATATAAAAAGAAATTCTGCTTCTATTTTCCGCTCTTTTTTCAGAAGCGTTAAAAGCACTTTCGTTAAAATAAAAATCGAATGTCTGACAAATACGATTTATGGCAGCTTCTTCATCTCCACCATAAAATTCAACATATTTATCATACAGTTTATCCATGCAATTTTTACAAGTACAAATGTACCCATTATTACCAACATACAAGGAGGATTTTGATGGAGAAAAATTACCCTTTTGTGTTTTGTATGAAGTACCACAAGTCTGACACACAAATTCGTTTTCAGCCATATTATTCTCCTTTCTATGATTCTTTCTGTATATAAAAAA